TTTCTAGAAGATCAAGCACAAACAATACATGTAGACTTTCTTCTTTACTAGAAAATAAATCTTTTGAATTAGTAGAGGGCGATGTAACAGATTGTTTTTGTATAGCCAGTCTATTAACCAAATATAAGCCAACAGAAGTATATAACATGGCAGCCCAGTCTCATGTTGCTACCAGTTTTAAGCAACCCGCTTTAACCTGGGACGTAACTGCTGGCGGCTGTCTTAATATTTTAGAAGCTATTAGAAACATAGATCCATCGATTAAGTTTTATCAGGCTTCTTCTAGTGAAATGTTTGGAAAGAATTTTTCAACAAAATATACTCCTAGTCATGTTAGTCATTTAGTGGCAAAAGAACCAATAGAGGTTCCGTGTTTAGATTGTGAAGAAGTTAAATACCAAGATGAAAACACGCCTATGTTTCCGCAGTCCCCATATGCTATTGCTAAGCTGGCCGCCCATCATTTGGTAAGAAATTATAGAGAGTCATATGGAATATTTGCGTGTTCGGGGATTTTATTCAATCATGAAAGCCCAAGACGGGGCGAACAGTTCGTTACGCGAAAAATTACTAAATGGATTGGTCAATTTCTGGATAAAGCTAAAGTTGTAGATTTAAATTCTTTAAGCTTTAACGATGATTATATTCTTGAGCTAGGAGTAGAAATTTTTCCAAAGCTTAGATTGGGCAACCTAGATGCTAAACGGGATTGGGGTCACGCCAAAGATTATTGTAAAGCAATTAAGGCAATGATGGATCATGACAAACCCGATGATTATGTTGTGTCAACCGGGGAAACCCACACAATTAGAGAATTTTTAGAAAAGGCTTTTACCGCCGCAGGAATAGGCGATTATAGAAATTTTGTGGTTATCGATAAAGAATTTTTCAGACCTGCCGAAGTAGACTTTTTACGTGGAGACAGTTCTAAAGCTAGATCTGTTTTGGGTTGGGCCCCAGAATACTCCTTCGAATGTTTAGTTAAAGATATGGTGGAGGGTGATATTAATGGCTCAAAGAAGAGAAGATGCTGCCCTTCGGGCTGAGGTCTTAAAGCGCGATAAGCATACATGCCAAATGTGCAAAAAGAAGAAAAAGAAGCTGGAGATACATCATATACATAAGTGGGCCAATGCTACCCATTTAAGATTTGATCCAGGCAATTGTATTACTCTTTGCTCATCCTGTCATTTTTCTATTAGAAATAAAGAACAGTATTACGAACAATTTTTTTACGAGATATTACATGGCAAAAGATGAATATATAATAATTAAAGATACCAGAGAAAAACAAGGGTGGGATTTTCCGCCCGATGGTAAATGTGCTGGTATAGAAATAGCCACTATGCGAACCGGTGATTATACCCTAAAGGGTTTTGAGCATTTGATTTGCATAGAGAGAAAAAAGTGCCCATCTGAGGTCGCCGGTAATCTGGGGGTTAAGAAAAAACCATTTGAGGCAGAAATGCAAAGAATGTCCGCCTTTAAATTCCCTTTTATTATATGTGAATTTAGTATGTCTGATTTATTAGAATATCCAAAAAACTCAGATATACCAAAGTCTAGATTGTCTAATGTTGTAATATCCGGCAAGTATATGCTGAAATGTTTATTAGAATACCAACTTGAATATAATATAAAAATACTCTTTTGCGATAATGCCAAACACGCCGAAATGGTAGCCGCTAGTCTAATGAAGAGGTTATATGAAACAACAAAAAATCAAACTGGATGATGCTTGGTTAAATATCCAGGTTGAAGATCATGAAATTTTCAATCCAATGAAGTTTGTTTTCTCGGGGGAAACAGACAACGAGAATGTTATAGAAAAAATATCATGGTTGTTAATGCAGCCCGAATATTTTGCCTTTACTTGTAAACATATATTAAATATAGAAATAGCCCCATTTCAATTAGTTCTACTACAAGAAATATGGGACAAAAAATTTCCAATGCTTATTGGTAGCCGGGGTATGTCTAAATCTTTTACTCTGGCTGTATATTGTATTCTCAGATGTTTATTAATGCCCAGACGAAAAATCATTGTTGTTGGGGCGGCGTTTAGACAATCTAAAGTTATTTTTGAATACATGGAGACTATATGGAAAAATGCCCCCGTTCTTCGGGATTTATGCGATAATAATAGCGGCCCTAGCAGAGATATAGATAGGTGTGTATTAAGAATTAATCAAGGGACTATCACATGCTTGCCTCTTGGTAATGGGGAAAAAATTAGAGGTCAACGGGCTAATGATATTATAGCCGACGAATTTGCTTCTATTCCCCGAGATATTTTCGAAAATGTTGTTGCGGGCTTTGCCTCTGTTTCTGCTTCACCTATTGAAAAGGTTAAGATGAAAGCTAAACAAAAATTAGCTAAGAGTCTTGGTCAAGCCATAGAGGACCCAGAAAAGAACTTGGTTCATAAATCTAACCAAATTATATTAGCCGGTACGGCATATTATGACTTTAATCATTTTGCTGAGTATTGGAAGAAATATAAACAAATCATAGAAACCCGTGGAAATCCAAAGAGACTAGAAGAAATTTTTGGAGATACCATGGGCGCTGATTTTAATTGGAGAGATTATTGTATCTTTAGAATACCCGCTAACTATCTTCCAGAAGGTTTTATGGATGATGCCCAAATCTCTAGAGCAAAAGCCACTGTACACTCTGGTATTTTTCAAATGGAATATGGTTCTGTCTTTACATCCGATAGTCAAGGGTTCTTTAAACGAAGCCTTATAGAGTCTTGTGTTGTATCAGAAAATAAACCAGTTAAGCTTCCAAGTGGAGAAGTTTTCTTTGAACCACTACTTCATGGAGATGGAAGCAAACAATACATCTTTGGAGTTGACCCTGCTTCGGAAGTAGATAATTTTAGCATTGTAGTTTTGGAAATAAACTCAGATCATAGAAGAATAGTTTATTGTTGGACTACAACCAGACAAGAACATAAAGAAAGAGTAAAGACCGGACTCGCAGATGAAGATGATTTCTATTCTTACTGTGCTAGAAAAATTAGAAATCTAATGAAAATATTTCCATGTAGAGAAATAGCTATGGACTCTCAAGGTGGCGGTATAGCTGTTATGGAAGCATTACATGATAAAGATAAAATCAGAGAAGGCGAATTAGCTATTTGGCCCACTATAGACCCCGACAAGGAAAAGGACACGGACGACAAACCAGGCTTACATATCTTACAAATGTGTAACTTCGCAAAAGCTGATTGGCTCGCAGAAGCCAATCACGGTATGAGAAAAGACATGGAAGACAAGGTTTTATTGTTTCCAATGTTTGATGCCGTTAGCATTGGATTGTCGGCAGAACGCGATAAAATCGAAAATAGAATTTATGATACATTAGAAGACTGTGTTATGGAAATAGAGTCTCTTAAAGATGAATTATCTATGATTGTTATAACACAAACCGGAGCAGGGCGAGAACGATGGGATACGCCCGATGTTAAAACTTCTGCTGGACGAAAAGCCCGCCTCAGAAAAGATAGATATTCTGCTTTACTCATGGCTAATATGTCTGCTCGACAAAAGCCACAAGAAAATATTATGAAAGATTATCTATGCGTTGGTGGATTCGCCCAGTCTAGCGGAGACAAAGACGAAAACAGCAAAGACTACTTCATTGGCCCCAGTTGGTGGACTGAAAATATGGAAGAAATGTATTGATTTTGTGTAGATATTAGTAGCAATACTATTATCAATTCAATTGTTTAAGGATCAATACAAATGTCAGATGAATTATATTCCACATGGGGAACAGAAGAAGAGCGAGCAAAGGTTTATAGTGATTCTAAAGATTTAATTGATGCGTATTCCGGCGTACAAAAATCTTTTGCTTATAGGGATAGAACCTATCTAGACATTCAGCCCGGACGTTCAGTGCGTCCTTCTTTCACAAAATATGACTATGGTGCTTTTAGAGCCACCGAACAGGTTCCATATCGCCAAAAAAGAATTATCAAAATGTGCATGGAAGCATATGATAAAGTTGGCATCGTAAGAAATGTTATTGATTTAATGGGCGACTTTGCTTCTCAAGGAATAGTCCTTGTTCATCCTAATAAAGCGATTGAAAGATTTTATAGGGCGTGGTTTGATCAGATTAACGGATCTGAAAGATCTGAAAGGTTTTTGAATTATTTATACAGGGCTGGAAATGTTATAGTAAGAAGAAAAACAGCAAAGATTAATAAAACCAAGGAACAGGCCCTAAAAAGAGCGGCAGCAGCAGATTTAAATCCAGAAGATGTAAAAGTTGCCAAAAGAGAAATACCATGGAAATATGAATTTTTAAATCCGCTTGCTGTTGATTATAAACAAATTGGGATTGGTAAATATGAGCTAATCATGAATTTAACCAATAGTACCTATCAAGGATTAATGGCGGGACCAAATAAAACAATAGTTTCAGAAGACCTTAGACAAAAATTAGCAGATGGAAATAGACAGATTCCATTAGATCCAGACAAGGTAAAAGTATTTAACTATAAAAAAGATGATTGGTTGTTATGGGCCAATCCAATGATATACGCAATTCTAGACGATATCATGATGCTAGAAAAAATGAAACTAGCAGATTTAGCCGCATTAGATGGAGCTATTTCTAATATTAGACTTTGGACAGTCGGTGACCTTGATCATAAAATTGCTCCCAAAAAAGCTATCATCGATAGACTTAGAGATATTTTAGCTAGCAATGTAGGGGGCGGCACTATGGATTTAGTTTGGGGGCCCGAACTTAAATTCCAGGAAAGTAATTCTCAAGTATATAGATTTTTGGGATCTGAAAAATATCAACCTGTTTTAACCAG